TTTAGAAACAAAAATAAAACCTAACTTAATCAGGGTGTGATATGAAAGACTTTTACGCCTTAGCGCTTCCCGATAGCGGGATTTACTGCGTTGCGGACATAGATCCGACTACTAAAAAAACTAAACATACTTTTGTTGAATCAATAGATGAACTTGTTAGTGTGGTTAAATCTAAAAAAGATACAAATGTTTTTGTTGCACTTAGTAATTTTAAAGGGCACAGCCGAAAGGCAGATGATGCTATTAGTTTACGTTCTTTCTTTGTAGATCTTGATGTAGGACAAGAGAAAGAATATAGCAGTAAAGAAGAGGCCATAGCTTCTCTAGATAACTTTGTAGACAGTAATGAGTTACCACCACCAGTAGTAGTTGACTCTGGTACAGGCGCTCACGCCTATTGGTTTTTTAATGAAAATATCCCTGCGGGCGAATGGAAAATATATGCTACTAAGTTTAAAGACTTCTGCCTTAGTAATAACTTAAAGATTGATCCAGTTGTTACAGCAGATGTATCTAGAATTTTACGTTGTCCAGATACCTTTAATCATAAAACTAGTATAGCTATTCCTACTAAGATTATTCGTTGGTCAGACTTTACTTCTGACTTTAATGTCTGGAAAGGCTTTTTAGGTGAGGTTGAAATACCTTTAGAGGATATAGTTAAACGTGAAAAGATAACTGATCTGGGTAGAAAGATGTCCGGTCATAATAACTATTCTTCAGAGTTTGCCAAGATTGCTACTAAGAGTTTAGATGAAGACTCTAACGAAGGTTGCTTACAGATGCGGCACATTATTAATAATCGCACTGCGCTTCCAGAACCTTTATGGTATGCAGGTTTATCTATTGCTCAACACTGTATTGACCGGAATGAAGCTATACATCTTTTATCTCAGGACTATGAAGGTTACAACAAAGAGGCAACAGAGAATAAAGCTAATCAGACACAAGATAAACCTCAGTCCTGCGCTACCTTTAATACTATAAATTCTGGAGTTTGTGATGAATGTACTCATTTTAATAAGATAACTAATCCACTTTCTTTGGGTAAAACATTTGTAGCTTTGCCAACTACTGACAGCCCAATTCATAATGAGATTGTATCAGTAGAAGGAGGAGTTTCTCAAATAACAACTACATTACAAGGGCTTCCAGAAGAATTAGGGGAGTTTAAGCAAGGTGTAAATGGTGGAGTAATATATAAAGAAAAGCCTATTTTTGATGAGAACGGCGACTTAGTAGAGGGTAAAGAACACTTAGTAACTACTTATAACCTTTACGCGCTTAGAAGAGTTCTTAGTGGAGATGATGGAGAGTGTCTTTTAATTAAGTACGACCCTCCTCACGACGAACCTAAAGAATTTTATTTACCCTTTTCAGACTTATATGAGTCAGCGGCATTTAGAAAGTCTATGGCACATAACGGAGTTTTATATGATCCGCTCTCTAATCAATGGAAGTATATTATGAAATATTTAGTTAAATGGGGTGAGTATCTGCAAGCCAAAGGTGCCGCTGATATTATGCGTACACAAATGGGTTGGACATCTGACTATAGTGCTTTTGTTATAGGTGCCTTAGAAATTGATAAAGAAGGAAAGGAACATGAAAGCCCTACTTCTCCCCTTTGTAGAAACGTGGCTACACACTTAAAACGCTCTGGTTCTTATGAAGTATGGCAAGAATCAGCAAATAAATTAAATGCAGAGGGGTTAGAGATTCACGCATTTACAATGTTAGCCGGTTTTGGTTCTACTCTTATGTCTCACACCGCTACTTCAGGTATAACAATATGTTTAACTGGAGATACAGGAGCAGGCAAAACGGCGGCTCTTTTTTCTGCGCTGAGTATATGGGGTGATCCTGACTTATTATCGACAACACAACAGACAACAACAGATAACGCTATGGTTGGACGTTACTTAGCACTACATAATATCCCTTTTGGTTTAGATGAAGTAGGCAACGTAGATGGTAAAGTACTTTCTAATCTTATTCATAAAATATCACACGGAAAAGCTAAACTTAGAATGCAGGCTTCTATTAATGCTGAAAGAGCAACTGAGTTTTCTGCAGCTTTAGTGGCTATGTTTACTTCTAACCATTCATTGTACGATAAACTTTCTATTCTTAAAAAAGACCCTAATGGTGAAGTAGCTCGATTGATAGAGATTCACATACGAAAAGCTAAATTGTTTGTAGACAACCCTACTGAAGCGCGTAAATTGTTTAATCCATTTAACAAAAATTTTGGTTGGGCCGGTCCTGTGTTTATTAAACAAGTAATGCAACATTCCAATGGTGATATAGAAAATAAAATTAATGTTTGGGTTGATAGATTTAAAAAAGATTTTGGTGATAATACTGCATTTAGGTTCTATGAAAATTTAGTTGCTGTAACTATGGTGGCGGGTGAATTTGCGGCGGAAGCGGATATTGTTCATATTGATTTGGATAGAATATATAAACGCATAATTACAGAAATGATAGACATTAGAGAAAATGTAGTAAATAAAAATGAGATTAACTATCAGTCATTGATAGGAGAGTTTATTAATATTAACAATAGCAATATTTTAATAGTAGCGGCGGGACACGTTACTACGGAACCTAGAAATACTTTAGTAATTAGGTTAGATGTGGACAAAAAAGAACTTTGTTTATCTAAAGCTATATTTCGTAAATGGCTTGTAGAAGAAAAAAATGTATCTCCTAAACAATGGATGCAACAAATGAAACAAATTGGTACAGAGGTTGTAGAAAAACGTAAGCGACTGGCAACGAACTGGAAACAAGGTATGGACCAATTTAATATAGATGCTTTTATCATTAATACCGATACTATGAATAAAGATATTATAGGGGTAATTGATCCTGAACTTGCATAATGAACCAGAGTGGGTGTTTCCGTTTGAACAGATGAAGTATGGAGAGAGTTTTTTTATTCCTACGGTAAAGACCTCTAACATGATTTACGCGGCAGAGACTGGAGCTAAAAAAGCAAAAGTAAAAGTAAAAACTTTTGTAACTACCAAAGACGGACACTTAGGTGTCCGAGTCTGGCGCACAGGTTAATTTCATTAATCTATAGATTCACTATCTTTTACTAATTTTCTAATTCTTTTTGTTAAGGGGCTATTAGCATCTACACCAGACCCATATATCTGCTGTCTTAAATTTAATATTGCAGAACGAGAAAGCAAACTTTTTAATTGGTTATCAAACGCTGCTATTTTTTGTCGTTTTAATTCTGGTTTCATGCTTTTATCTTCTTTTATACGTTTTATATCGGCATTATAATTTGATAAAACTTTGCTAAATATATTTATCTGCGTACTAAAGTTAAGTAGCTTTCTTTTTGTAAAATCTTTACTATTTTCTGGTGTTTGACTTAATCTGTTTGCTAATTCTCTATAACCTTCTGTAGGGTTATACCCTGCTCTTTTAGTTAAGTCAGAACTAAAGTTTTTAGCTTGTTTAAGCTGTTCAATCACATCATATATTAATTCTCTAGCCCTAGCATTTTCATTTTCTTTTCTAACAAAAGCTGCATTACCGGGAAACGCGGCTCTTGCATCTCTGTCAGTTTTAGCAGGAGGGGGAGCAATAATATTTTGGTCTTCTAGCAAAGTACCCATACCTAGACCTATCATATTACCTGTGGTACCTAGATATCCCTTTAAAAAATGGTCTACCCAAAGAGGAGAAACATTTGTCATAACACCGAGTTGTTTAGCAAACTCACTAGTAGAACCGTTGTATTGATTTTTTGCATCTATACCTTCCATATATTCTGGTATTATTTCTCTCTCCGTAAATCTACTTCGGTTTGAAACAGCTTCTTCTAAAGGTTGCAAAATAGTAGGAATAAAGTTACCAGCAAGGATTTTATCTGCACTTTTATTTATAGCTTGTCGAAATGCGCGTACGTCTGATCTACCCATTTGTAAATCTAAATAAGCTTCTGGAATTACTTTACCAAGAAGCGCAGTCATGTCAGGACGGACTCTTAGTCTACCTTCAGCGCCCATACCTGGAATGTAATAATAATGCATTTTTTCTAAGTCAGATAAGTTTTTATATTCTTCTTCATCAGAAATAAGCATGTAATACAAAAGAGTCATCATTGTTACTTGCCCTAACCCTGAAGCTAGTTGAGCCGCTGCTACTCCTTTTGAAGTAGGGCTTACTCCTTGAAGTGTAAATACTCTTCCTTGTACAGACAGCGCCTGCAACATAGCTCCACTAAAAGCAACTGTTCTACGAACGGCTGTAACACGAGGGTCAGAACCAGCGCGTTTAAAGTTAATTACTTCTGCTACCTTAGAATATGCCTCTGCTTCATCCCCTACAGTAGCTTTCCATGTAGTTGGTTTACCAGAAGCTTTATTTTTAAAATAATTTTTAATTCGTGTTTCAAACATAACTTGCTCAAAAACAGACTCTCTAATAGAGTTATCTGAAGCCATTGCTATTCTATGTAAAAAACCACTAACAGAAAGTTCTAAAGGTTTAATTTTACCAGCGATTGGCACCTCAATAGCGCTACCTCTAGTTAATCCGGGAACTTTACTTAGCTGCCGTCTAAAAGCATTATATGCGCCTAACCAATTAGGGTTATTTTCTATATCATCAGCTGCTTGTAGATGCGCCCAGCCCGATACTAAGCCCAGTTTCCTTGCATCGTCGTGAGTTTTATTCATACCAATCATGGTACCTACAAAGTTTTTTATAACGCGAAGCGGTATTGCAGCGGGAATAAATGTTCCAGAAGAAGTCATAGCACTAATAGCATCTTGAGATAGTTGCGAAAGGCCAAACGCTGGGTACAAAATAATATTTGATCTAAATAAGTTAGATACACTTGCCATCATACTTATGCCCGGAATAGAAATACTTTCAATACCGCTAACTGCCGAAGCAAAATAAGGACTAGAAAATTCATACAAAACCTTTTTTTGTTCACCTTCTATTACCCGACTCACTTCAACTACATTTGATTCTTTATTTTCAGTAGCTCTGTCTACTTCTCTTACATGTGTAATTCCTGTAGTGTCATTATTTAAATATCTCATTGAGTATTTAATTTTTGCTAGAGCCGCACGATTGATAATACCGCGTGTAATAGTGCTTTGTATAAACCTTTCCATATTATCAAATACATCTGCAACAGGTTCAAACGAGCCTCTTAATTTATAATATCGCCCGCGTTCTTCTAATCCTTTTTGATTAGTACTATCTCTTGGTTTACCCTCTCGGTAGAAAGGTACAAATACATCTACCATTCCCCCTAAAATTTTTGGGTCTTTTTTAAGCAAGTTTTCAGTAAGAACAAGACCTGTAAGTTCTTCAAATTGTTCTTGTGACATTAATTGATTTTGGACTCCAAATTTAAGAGCGCGGTTTTTAGACGCAATAACCATATCATAAATATTTTCTAAATCTTGTCCATACTCTTCAAAGTATTTTAAATCGCCAACCAAATTTTTTTGTTCGTTATCTACTAATACATAGTTTTTTCTATAATTAATTTTAGCTTCTTGTTCTATAGCATCAGCCTGAGCTTCAAGTGATTCGGCAGCTTCTAAACTTTTACTTTCAATTCTGTTTGCTTCAGATCTTTTACGGTTTGCGTTGTAAATAGCTGTTTGATACTCGCTTAAATATATTTGATTTTGTTTAACTAAATACTCAACACGGCGCGCAACAAATGCCCTTGTTATTTCTTCTCGCATTGTTTCAAAAGTAATATTATTTTTCTTAGCTAGATCTCTTGCTAAAAACGTTGCTTTTAATAGACTGGGTAGTGGCATTTCTTTACCCGTAGTTGGATCTGGTTCTGTATCAAAATTTTCAAACATTTGTTTTTTATCAGACCACTTTATTCCCCCATACTCTAGAAAACGTTCAGCTACAGTAGCGGCATGGACTGCTTGTGAAACCGCCATGTCTAACATTACCCTTTTAATTTCTTCAAATGCCTTTCCACTTTCTTTCATTGCTTTTCTAATTGCTGTATTAAGTGGGCTATCAAAACTAAATACGGCTCCACCTATTTTCTGTGCTATCGTAGGCTGTCCGGGTTGGTCAAAGAAAGTTTCTTGTGGTGTTGTGCCCGCTTCTCTGTTGGCATTATTTCTTTTTTGTTCTGGGCTTCTTCTTTTTTCTAGTTCATCCTGTTTGTTTTTATTTTCTGCTGTGTTTTCATTAGGGTCCCTAAAAGCTGCCTGTAGACGGTTTATATCTTGAGGAAGTGATTGGGTATTTTCTTTTTCTTTTATAGCAGTTTTAAGAGAGTGTTGAACTAAATCTTGAATTTGTCTGGCACTAATGTTGTTAACGTTCCAGCCCATACCTAATTTTGCTAAGAAGGCTTTAATGTTAGCAACTACGGTTCGATATAAAGAATTATTAGGTGTGCTTTCGCTTATGTAAGCAATGACCTCGTCAACAAAATAAGGGTCATTAATATTAGCTTCGCCATTTTCAGTAAACTCAGGATAAGCACGAGTAACATAATCAAAAGCGGCGCTGATTTCTTTATCAGAATTTCTTTTACTTTTTAGAGAGGCAACTAACTCATTATATTTTTTTACTCCTAACATTCTTTTTAAACCATAATGAGCACCCACTTCATGTAATAACAATCCTGGTGCTTCTTCTTTGGTTATACGGTTAGCAATAAAATAAGCTTTCCCATTTAGTACAAAAGCTTTTGCGTTAGCAGGGAGAGTAATACCTAAATAGTTGGGTATATTAAGAGTAGCTAAACCTTCTACGCTATCAACTATATTAATAAGCCCGCGTTTTATTCCTTGAGTAATATTCTTACCATATTGATTTGCAAAAGATTCTGTAACAGACTCAATTGTTTCGCCTGTGTTTTCAATAACTTGCCCTGCATCAAGAATAACTCTAGCTTCTTGTTCAGATAAATTAAGATCTGCTCTTATTTTAGCTATAGCTTCTAAACCAGCTACTCTTCTAGTTTCTGCTTGTGCTGGAGTTTCTGCTGGAATCTGAGCTTCTAGGTTTAAAACTTTTTGTTTTGCAACTTCAACATTTCTATCAAGTTTAGCTTTTTTTATTGGGTTTTTTAGTCTTTCGTAGTCTTGCTTTCTTACACTTTCTGCTCTTATAAGTTCGCCTTGCGCCTCGCTAAGTTGTTGCCGTATGTCTTGTTGTGTGTCTTGTTGTGTGTCTTGTTGCGTGTCTATACCTTTTGCAAGCTGAGGTTTATTATCTAGATCTAAATCAGACTGACTATTTTCGTCAAATTTAACTGGAACTACTTTATTAAGTCTATCCTGAGATTCTTTATTTAGACGCTCTTTTTCTAAACGCTCTTTTTCTATGTTCTCATCAAACCTAGTTTGAGTTTCTGCTTCAGCAATTGTTTTAGCTTTCAAAGCATCTTTTTTACTACCAACAAAAATACCCTCTTTTTTTAAACGTTCTGTTACAGTATCTATAACCTCGTTTGTAGCGTTAGGTAAAATTCTATTTAGGCGAGCTTCGGTTATAAATATATCTTTTCTTTTTTTAATGTTATTTATTTCAGTAGCTAATACAGCGTCATATGCTGTGATATCACCAGTTTCTACTATAGTCTCTCCTATAGTTTCTGCTCTAGCTGGAGGCACATATTCAGGATCAAGTTGTTTTTTCAGTTGGTCAATAGTTAACCTAACAGGCTCTTTATTTATTGTAGTAAGCCCTCCGTCTTCTTGAGGTAATAAAGTAGACTCTAAAATATCAATTGCTACTTGTGTTTCACCGGGTTTGGTTAGGTCAATATTTTCTAGCGTTTTATTAGCAGAACTGTTTTCTGGTAATCTAAGTAAAGTCCTTCTTATATATTTTCCAAAGGTTTCTACAGGTCCTACACTAAATTCTTCTTGTATATTCTGAACAGCTGCAGCTTCTCTGCTTGTATTAGTATCACTAGCTGCTCTTTCTCTACGTTGTCCAGAACGGTCCTTATCACGTGCGGCTTCCTCTTTAATTTCTTGTTCTAGTTTTTCTTTTGTTTGTGCTTCAACTTGTTTATTCTTTGCAGATATTCCTCCTGCAACACCGTAAGGAAGAACTCCAGCGAACCCAGCTGCAAACGAATCTAAATATTCTGTCAGCGCTTCTTTATCAGACAGAGGTAACTCTGCACCATATCTTTCAATTGCAGATTGAATTACTTCTGTTACACCACTTTGTGTACTAAGTTTACCCGTGCTTATGGCAGTAGCAAGTAAAGCATTTCTTGTTTTAGGGTTAGCATTGCGAATAGTTTTACCAAGCGCGGCAAACAACAGTTGATCTGTTAGTCCATGAACTGCACCTAATGTAGCTAATTTTGCTGCGGGGAGTTCTTTAATAAGGTCTAGTTGTAACTGTGGATCAGGTTCATTTTTAATAGCCTCGTGGATAGCACGACCATAAACTTCTCCTTGACCGTACCGTTGTAATACTGTTTGTGAACCAATAACGTTACCAAGACGTTTTCTAAACAAAGCCTGCGTACCTGGCTCTGATAGTTTTTTTGTAATAATTTTGTTAGCTTCTACTTTTGCTTGCGCTTTATTAAGTGGGGCTAAATTTTTTGCTGCTCGTTTTTTATTAATTAATGCAATTTCTTTTTTTACGTCCCCTTTAAAAGCCCCTCGCGTTACAACTTTTTTTATGTAGTTACTTGCTTTTCTTATTCCTTTTGCTGCATCAACAGCCGTGCTAACTGCAGCTGCAGCTCCTGTAACAGGGTTAGTAGCCGCTGCAAGTTTTCCTGCGGTTTTAGTAGCAATTTTCTTTAGTGCTGGAGCTGTCTTACTACCCGTCTTCTCAGCAATTTTGCCAACCCCAAACCCAGTTGCAACAGCCTCAGCTATCATAGGTATAAGAGCACCTATTTGATAAGGAACAAAATCAAAAAATACTTCGTCTATACCTTCTTCCCAAGCACCACTAAAAGTATCAGACTTTTTAATACCTATTTTTTTTCTTCCTTCTTCAGCTCGCTGAACCATTGCCATGCCTTCTTGAATTAAGGCATCGCCTGAACCTTCTTCAGCTCTGTCACGAGCTATCCCCGCTGCGGCCATAGAGGCCCCAGTAACATCTTTTGTGGTTTGTAACCCCTGTCTAAAACCCCGAAATATATCAGTAGGAAGAAAAAAAGATTCTCTGTCTTGTTCTGCTTCAGATATGTAACCAAACTCATCACGAGCATCAGAAGCGGGTGGGGTGTCTGCAGGAGATGCAGGGGAGAAAGATTCTTCAGCAAAATCATCAATCGTAAATTTTTGTTGAGGTGCAGGTTGAGGTGCAGATAAGAAAGATTCTTCAGCAAAATCATCAATCGTAAATTTCTGTTTAGGTGCAGATGAGAAAGATTCTTCAGCAAAATCATCAATCGTAAATTTTTCAGCCATAAATCGTTCTACCTTTTAATCTACATCTAATTCAAGGTTTTCGTCTATAAGTACAAGTTTACCGTTTTCATCTTTAGTATATTTTCCTGGCTCTATTTTTCTCCCTGCTTTCTTAGAATATGCTTTTGCATCATTTGGGCCAATATTAACTTCGAATTTTTTTCTTCGCGCTGCCTGAACTTGTTCTGGTCCTGTACCGCCGCCCATAGGTTGAGGGTATGGTTCTTTTATATCTATAGCTCCTAACCGTTGCCCTATAATATGGGCTAAAAGTTTCGCCTGATATATACCTTTAGCTACATAATTATCTCCAAAGAAAGACTGTAGATCTAGTCCTTGTTCAGAATTTAAGAGTTTAATCATTGTTTCCTGCGCGTCTGCAATTAAAGTATTACCTTTTCCCGCTGCAGCTTTTAGCCCAGCATAATAATCTTTTAGAAGTGCTATATACTGCTCTTCTCTTACTTTTTTGTATCCTTCGTATTTTTCATAATCTTTTTCTAATCTATTGTAATCGCCTTCTGCATAACTTAAAGCATTTTGCTCCATTTGTAGATCTGCTAGTTGAATTTGTGCATCTCCTTCCATAAAGGCAGTGACTGCACCCAGAGCAGAATCAGAAGCTGCCTGCACAAAATTAGTGTTATCACTAGACGCTAAAGCTAAGAAACCTTTCAAAGCTGCCAGCGGTGCATTTATACGTCTACGCTTGTCATTTGCTGCTTGCTGCATAGCTTGTAAAGAAGCTTGTCTTGATTCTATACCTGTTCTATCTAAGCCAAATGTTTTTCTTTGGTCTTCTATGCGTTCTTTATATTCTTCTGCAGTTAAACTGTCTGGTGCACCAAATACTTTGCTCATTTGTTCAGGATCAAAATCACCATACTCTTTTATTTTATCAAGTACGTTTCTCCTAGAAAGCGTTGTTTCTGCGGCTTTATAATCATCTTCTGTTGCTGACGCTTCAAGATCTGCATCGACTTGTTCTTTGGTCATATTCATGCCTTCTACACGAGCTTTTTCCGCTCTTAAAGAGTCAGTTTCTGCTAGTTTAGTTTCTATCGCTGTCCTAGACGCTCTGTTTTCTTCCTCCTTTTTCTGTGCCTTACCTGCAGGAGTCAATACTTCATCCCTTAGAATAAAGTCTTCGTCAGCTGGATTTTCTGAAGTTGTTGGCCCAACAAAAGGTGCTACACTTTCATCAATGTCTGCATAAAATTGTTTTATGTCTTCTATAGAGTCTGGTGTAACTTCTGGAGAATCTCCAGGAGCGTTTATGTTAAAGCCACCTCTAAGGTTATCGGAAAAAATAACCTGCTTATCACCTAATTCTTCATTTTCTTCTGCTTGTCTTTGGAATGTTGCACCAGGAGAATAGTCATTACGCCGATATTGAGCTATACCTCCCTCAATGGCAGGGTTACTAACCATACCAGCGTCACTTAATATCTGGTCTCTTGCAGCTTGAATCCCGGTGTCCCCTCCTATACTCTCATTATATGTTTTATCAAAAAACCGTCTATCAAGTAAGCCATCTGCAGCTAAACGATCTATTCTTATATCGTCTTCTACTATATTTAGATCTTTATTACCTAAATCATAATAAGGCAGATAATCACCTACACCCCCTCCCACTGCATAGCCTACAATACCGCCTTGTGCCATACCTATATTCTGTGGGTCATTAGCTGCAATACCGGTTTCTGCAATAGTATCTGTAATAATTTCTTCTTGTGGCATACCTTGTGGCATACCTTGTGGCATACCTTGTGGCATACCTTGTGGCATACCTTGTGGCATACCTGTTGCTATTCCCGTAGAAGCCATAGCTTCTTGTACTATCTGTTCTGCTATTGGTGGCTTGTCTGCCTCTTGTGCCTGAGCTTTTGTTTCATTTGCTTTCCGGCGTTCTATTTCACCTAATATCATATATGAAGGCACAATACTCTTTTTTGCTAATTTTTCTTCTTCAGTCAGAGGAAGAATACCGCGCTCAGCCTGTTGACGACTAGATAGCCCATAACCACCCATTCTATCCATAGATTTACTCATAGGTATATCCATAGGTCTAGGTTCTTGTACATAAGAAATAAGTTGTTCTTCTGTAAGACCTTTTAACATATCTAACATTTTAAGTGGGTTAGTTATCACGATTGTTGGCCTCCAAATTGTTGAGCAAGTGAAAGAGCACTAAGTCCTGCTCCACCTACACCTATAAGAGACTGAGCTAAACTAGGAGTTGGAGCATAAGATCTTTGGGTGCTACCTAAAGCAGAAGCATTACCTCGTAGAATATCAGATTGATAGGCTAACAAAGACCTTTCGTAGTTTTGTGCTTCCATAAACTCTTGGTAATCAATGTTATCAAGTTCTTGTTGTAAAGCTTGTTCTTGCGCAGCGGTAGTTGCTTGTGCTTTGAGTCTTTGAAGATTTGCTCGTTGTGTATCAGAAGCTAAAGCTCCAGTTTTAGCTGACCCTTCCATTCCTGCTTGTAGTCCTGCAAGACCTAAATCTTTCTGTTGTTGTATAGCAAACTGTTCGCCTTGTTGTCCAAGTCTTCTTTGATCCATGTTAGCTTGTAAATTCTGTTGCTCCGCTGCCATCTGTGCAGTTCTATCAGCACCAAATTGTTTTTGTGCATTTTCAAAAGCTGATTGTGAACCTTGGGCTTGAATTTTACCAAGTTGAGTGGCTAAATTTCTATCACCTTCACTAGACATTAGAGCTTGTCTGCCACCACCAAAAGTACCGCGTCCTATACTGCCTAACGCCTGTTGGTTTTTTGTTATATCAGCCTGTCTTCTAGCCTCGGCTAACTGTACATCAGTAACATTTTGTTGATAAGGACTCATGTACTGTGCAGCTTGTTGATTACCAAAGGACTGAGGTGTAGCTACACCTAAGTTAGCAAGAGCATTAGGGTTATAATTTAAAGCGCTTGTTATGCCAGTTTGCGCCGCACCCAGTCCTAAATTTGTACCCTGTTGTAAACCTGCTTGGGAAGTAGCAAACCCACCGGGAGTCTGCAATCCACCAATTTGGTCTTGTATTGATAGTTGTTCGCCGGTAAACCCAGCTACTCGGTCTCCTTCATAAGGAGTATAAGATTTAACCCCTGTAACTGCTCCAGAAGCGTCTGTAGTATATGTTTCCTTACCCGACTGTTTTAGTAGTTCTTCATAGTAAGGCTGTGCATATTCAGGTAAGTTAGTTGTAACCGATTTAGTTTCCGAAGGACCAGAAGAACCACCACCTTTAAATTCTAGTAACCCTGTTCTTGCATTGATAGTACCTGAACCACCAACGGCTCTAAGTAATGCAACTTCAAAAGAGTTAACATGAGCTAATGCGGTATCACCCTCATCTCCCTTAGAAGCTATATCGGAATATAGATTCTTGAGTGCCCATACTTTAAATTTGTTTGGTAATAGCTTTAGTACATTCATTTTTGTTTCCCTACTGGTAATTCATATAATGTATATCTAGAAACATAACCATCTTTTTCCCACATTTTCTTCCAACCGGGTCTGCCGTATGATTCTATTACATCGCAGTTATTATCTTTTGCAAAGTTTTGAAATGTTTCCAAGCCTTTGTGCCCCCATTTTTTAAATTCATCTCCTCCTACAAAGTGCATAGTAAGAGTTTTTAATCTAGGAAACTGAATAATCTCGGTAACACCAGCTCCATAAATTTTATCTTTATCAAATGCGATCCACAATTGTTGTGCGGTGTCGGGTTTAGTTAATGCTTCTTTTATATCTTCTGCTAAGAACCTACCATAAGTATACTCTGCAGCGCGTTCCATATGTTTTTTTACTCTGGGCCAAATCTCATCAATGTGATCTGTTGGCACTAAGGAAATATGCATTACGCAAGTGCACCTAACCCACCACCCATTGGCATATATTCTTCTACATCAATCTCTTTAATCTGTTCTCTCTGACCTGTAGATGCTTCTCGAATATCCCCTAGCATTTTATAAAATCTTTTAGCGCCTGCTTCTGACGAACCATTACCAGCGAAAGAAACAACGTCAGCAGGAACTACAAACTCTCCTTCGGATAATGCAGCGGGTTGTGTTTCATCAATAGTAGCTGCAATACTGTCACTCATACCATCGCGTTCTGTTGATATAACCTCAGTTTCTGATCCTTCCATAACCGCTGGTACACCTCCGCCTTCTAAGTAACCACCACCAGAGTAATTTTTCTTTCCTATATAACCACCACTAGCAATTAATCTTAGTCCAGTGTCGTTACTTAAATCAAGTCTTCTGTTAGGGTCGTACTTATAAGCATCAGGCAGGAGATCTTCTTGTATAGGTACATCTCCAATACCCCCAATACCAGCACTCAGAATTCCCGTAGAAGCTAGTTTACCCGCACCCATAAGAGTACTACCACCACCAAGATTTTGTATACCTTCTTTAAATCCAGCACCGCTAAAACCTTGTGACAATGCTGGTTTTAGTGCGGCTACGCTTTTTGCGCCTGTTTTGGCTGCTTCAGTTGCAGCAGTTTGAGAAGCTGTTATAGCGGAACTAGTTGGATTAAAGGCGCTACCTAAACTTCCACCTGACATACCACCAAGACCCCCACCAATTGCTCCAGAGGCTATATCTTCTCCTTTTAATGCAGCAATACCAGCTCCAGTTCCTGCACCAGCTGCTGAAGCGGCCAACAGTCCATAACCAGCGCCTCCTGTTAAAGCTCCAGCCGCAATAGGCAACAAAACTTCTGGACTAAAAATATCACTAAACCAACCCATAATAAAACCTGTTAATCTTTGTTAATTATAACTACCGATTCCCTCGATAGTACCATGTAGTTTATTACTTATAAACCCTTTTGTTATACTGCTTGACCGCCACTAATAGTCACAGTACAGCCCGTTGCAGAGCCTTTAACTTCTATAGTATCGCCAGAATTAAGAATCTGTAGTCCTGACCACTGTAAATACTCTTGTTTTGCTATGCTGTAATCAGCTATAACTGCATTACTTGTACCTGTTGTTGTTGCTTCAGGAACTATATTTACTGATACAGTAATGGCAGCGCCACTAGCCCCTGTTGTATTAGCAATCATAATATCTTTTATATAGGTTCGCGTATCAGTTGGCGAGGTATAAATAACAACATAGCTGGTCGTTATAGCTGCTTGTGCTATTTTAATTCCTGTAATGTCTTGAAAATCGGCCATTAATAAACTCCTAGCCAGCCAAGAACACTATTACTTTTAATACTTCTTATTTCTTCTGCATTTGCAGCATCTAAAGCGTTAAAGTAAATTCGTAGCTGATTGTTAATTTGTTCTTGTGTACCCTGCTCGTATTCAGTAGAGGGGTTAACTAAATTAGGTCCAGCTGGTTGTGTTATATCTGCCATCTTAGCCTCTCATTCCATCGGGTTTAACATCAAGTCTTGTATCACCTAATTGCCATTGAGTTCCCAAAGTATCTGATGCTATTTTAAAACTAATTTGTCTACCTCTAGCTCTAATAAAAATCTCATTAGTATACTGAGAAATAGTCCCTGCTGTAGTAACTACATTACGTGTTAATGAAACTCCGCCTACATCTGACACAGACGTAGCTGCACCAGGAAACTTAGTAACAGCAATAGACATATCAACTTCTGGAGTAACAGCAGGATCAGAAGCGGTAAAATCAACATCTGGTATTATCCGTTTAGTCAGCATATAAAACTCACCATCATCTATATCAACAAAAGCAGACTCAATGTAAGCAGTAATAGGAAGAGATGTAGCTCCTAATGGCTGCCCATCATCTGTTCCTCGTTCGTGGTTATATATATAACCATTAGCAGTCGCCAAAGGAAATTGATTAAGCCCTGCATCAAGCCATGTTGTTCTATTAAGCTGTCCGTAATACCAGATTTTGTCTCTATAATTATAAATAATATAACGATTAGCACTTGAATTACCACTTGAACAGTAAAACCAAACTATTTCATTAAATTCTTTATTTGACCCCGCATAAACGAGGCTTGATTGAGCTCTATTAATATCTTCAAATACATAGCGTAGTAGTGGACAAGGGAGTACGTTGACTCGACCATCGTATTGGAAGAAGTTATCTGTACCCATCCAGTAGGTAATGTTGTTTACCTCAACAACAGCATTAGGTCCCATAATACTAGTAGAATTAGAGAGTAGCTGTAGTTTAAATACCTCGGCAGTACCTAAAAATTGCAGGGTATTTAGGGTGCTTTCTGTCCACACTAGCGTTTCCTGTCTTGTGTTAAGACCCGTAACAATTTTAGAACCTTCTTGAATCCTTAAAAATCCTGCAGAATTAGCTATTTCAGGTTTCCAATACTCAGGTTTAGGGCCTATGTCTGCATTAACATCCGCCCAGCGAACAAGTAAAGGATCAAAAATACCCTGACTATAATCATTATAAACATAAGTTCCAACTACAGTATTGTTGGCGGGGGCAGTAAGCATTGTGTAAGTAAATGTAGTTCCAGCCGTAACAGTTATTTGATAGCTTCCTAAATAATCTTTGGGTTGTTGTCCTGACATCGTCACGTAGTCACCCGTCTCTAAATTATGACTACTAGCTGTAGTTACCGTAGCTACTTTGTTTCCTGCAACGCGAGTAATACTATTAATTGATATGCCCGCAGTATCAACTTGACTGTATTCACTGCAACCAAGAGCAAGAAAATGACCTGAAGGAGCAAAAAAGGTTTGTTCTGTTTTAGTTGGTACAGCAATTGCACCCGAAATACTACTTAATAAAACAGCTCTAGTAGTAAACCCAGCGCTATAATCCCAATAAAAAATAGGGCCTTCGTCATTTAGATTAAAAATAAGATCATCATTAAAGTTGTCCATAAAGACAAGGCGAACACTAATAAGAGCAGGTGTAGCAGAACCTGAACCCCAAGTACCACGACCCCAAGTGCTAGTGCCCCAACCATAACCACCTACTGAAGTATCGGGACCAATGTTAATTTCAAATGCAGCGGTAATTCCTGTACCCCCTCCAGTTGCTGCAGAAGTTGCACTGCCAGCGGTTGAGATACTAAAGCTATTTGCATTAATATAAGTTATTTCAAAGTTTTGATTTAGTTGGACAGCGGTAATACCGCCAACAGCAGCAGCGCCACTAAAAGTAACAAAGTCACCATTTTGTGCTCCGTGTCCTGTAATAGCGACAGTAACAACACCAGAACCCGAAGTAGTAGTAAAACAATTATTTGTAGCAGTAGAAGTAAAAGTAGCACGAATAGGGGTAATGTCGTAAAGAGCTGTACCTGCTCGAATATATATTTTTTGACTTGTAGCTAGTCCTGTAAGTTCAATACCAGTAAAAGTAGAATAAACAAAAAGTTTAACCGCTTCTCCTACATATCGGTCAAAAGTAGCTACCGTCCAGCCACCTATTTTTTCTGCGTAGCCCTCTCTAAAACGAATTTTATCACCATCGTACCAACCACCCATTGAGGCTAAATTACTTCGATCACGATTAATTCCAGGGACAAATTTTAATTTTTTTAATGCCATTTTATTATCTCGTTATACCTTGCAGTATTTTAGCACCTACTTGCCCCAATGACGACTACCAAACCAGAAACCTATAATACTAGCTACAATAGCCATTTCTTCATCAGAAAATACTATATCCATTGCTTTTTGAAACTCAACGCCAGAGTTAATGGCCCATATCATTCCAGCTATATCAACAAACAAAAGAAGAAAAATAAACACATAAGTAATAATAGGCCGAACAGAAGCCCTAAGATTAGTGACCCACTGGCTTGCACCATCAGCCACGGTAGAATCATGTTGATATAACGCTTTACGTTCTTCGGCGTAGGTTTGCATATTAACTTGATCTGTTTTAGATTCTTCAATACGTTCTTGAGAGGCGTAACCTTTTTCAGCCATTGCCAAAGAACGTTCTGTAGCCAGCTGCGCCATATCTCTTTCATGCTTTTGGTCTCCTTTCTGCTGAAAAAACTTTAATACGTTAGGTAATCCTGATGTAGCAAAACCTAATATGCCTGATAACATTGAAATCATAATAATCTCCTAGTAAGCCAGAGGGTTATCTAAGGCTTTGGTTACTTTTTTATTTATCCTTTCTTCTATCTTATACATATCTTCTGATAGTTTTTCTATGATCTTAACTTGCTGATCCATAGTCTGACGAATAGTTAAATTCTCTGCTGCAAAGACTGCTACTTTCTGTTCAATACCGCTAAGATCTGGAGCAACATAGCTTTGAATTTGTTCCTTCATATCTGAGTAGTCTTTATAAAACTCAAAACCACCCCACAGACCTCCTAACAACGTACCTATAAGTGGTACTATAAGTAATAGTTTGCTGCCCCCTACTTTAACTCCTGCATATTCTATCTCTGCCATTGCCTGTTCCTTTGTGGGTATTGTAAATCTTCTAATCGTTCAAAGTTAGGGTCTGTTCTAAACCATCTAGAAAATGAACTATCAGCAAGTGCGCTAGGTGGGTAAAAACTAGCTCTATCTTGCATCTTACTTTCAGCGTAGTTAAAGTTAGGAACAAACGAAATAAGAGATAGTAGCTGCTGTTGTATTACCATCTGTTGTTCTAACGTTACTGCACTTTCAATTTTTTTAGTTAAAGCATTAGCTTTTTGTGCTACTAAGATTTTAAGCTTTTGACTTTTTGTAAGTTCTTTTTTATTAGGTAGTAACTTAGTTGTTGCCTTTGTTTTAACAGCTTTTTCTTTTGTAGCAACCTTTGTTTCAACTTTAACTTCCTCTTGTATTTCGGGTTCTTCTTCAGTTGCTACTTCTTCTACAACCAGCTCCTCTCTCTGTTCTTCCTCCGGCTCTGGTTCAGATTCTGCCTCAACAATCTCTTCAATAGGTTCTTCCGCCATCTCTGGTTCAGGTGTTTCAGTTTGCTCCAGTTGTTCAGGTTCTGGTTCAATTGTGGCTATCTCCCTTTCTAGTTCTTGTTCCATCTGTTGCATTTCAGTAACAACTTCTACCACCTCTGGTTCAACTATAAGTGGTATATCTATTACCGGCAACGGCATTTCAAAAAGTTGAGCAGAGGCACTTGGCATACCCTCTATCTCATAACCGCTTGTGTTAGCAAAGTCAGTTATAATATCTGGTTGTTCTAGGACTTCATTGATAGGGTTATCACCCTCAACTATACTCCCATCATCTACCATAGCTGTAACTAATGAAGGCTCTTGTTCCTCCATATTAACATATCCATTACAAGTAGTGTCATACTGTGGGTTGTACATACACTGCTGTTCTAGGTAGGCTTCTGTGTACCCTTGACAAGTTCTATCGTAGGTTGCATCTGTTGTACATTGATCGAGGAAGTAGGCTTCTTCATACCCATTGCATCCACTATCGTATAATGTATCTGAGCTACACTCCTGTGTGTATAGCTGTTGTGCATACGCTTCAGCATATCCCGAACACTGAGGGTCGTATAAAGCGTTTGCGGAGCAGAGAGTGCTAAGAACATTAATACTATTCTGTTCATTGCCGTACCCCTGTGGTACTCCTGTGTATCCCGAAGGATAATAATAGTTCTGAGTACCCTGATAGCCTTGTGATAAGTTTCCTTGTTCTCCTATAGCTATTGCGTGGTTTTGTATATTTACAGCAGCATAATCTACTGTGTACGAACCATCTTGTTTAATCTGTAGTTTAAAAGAGTTTAACCTAGTAGCATCTCTGTATTCTGCTAAGTTTCTCCACATATAGGTCTGTTGTAAAGCATCACCTTCAGTAAATAAACCACTTCCTTCTGCACCTAAATCTATTAAATCTGTCCACAATGGGGCTATTGCATACCCATATTGGCTAATGTTTTGTTGATTCTCTAAATCCCTTCCATTACAACACCAATGGCTGTGTACACTTGCTTGTGTTGGATTCCTAAACCCTACTACCCCATTGGTAAACATATAAGAAGTACTAAAGTTTTCATCATAGAACGGGAACACAAATTGCAATGGCACTTCTGCGTAGTGGTCATCATGTACTGTGGTATGGCCGGGACTAGTTAGCTTTACTTCTTCACTAAAACTAGAGAAGGAATAACAACATGCTAAGACCCATAGTACCAAAAGTAATTTTGTTTCTGTTCTTCTTAACATCTTCTTTGGTTTCCAATACAGTAGGTTCTGGTATAAGTTGTGGGTTAGCTTTCCAACCTTTAGCAGCTAAGTCACCAATAGCACCTAAGTATGGGCAAGGAGTCCCAGCCATACCCATTGCGTCATACACTCTTCTGTCTTGACATAGTACGGATACTGCTGCTACCTTCATTCCCATATCGTACAGGGTCTTAGAAATCTTTAATCGTTCACAATTCTCATCTCGTACAGTTTCACCAGATGATATACCTAAGATTTGTGTTTGTACTGCTCCTGATACTCCTGACGTACATATATCTGATGAAGAACCACCCATAGATGGGCTAATAGCAGAGGGAGGGGGCGATATAACTACTGTTCTACCCCTAGATTTAATCTCTGAGTCAGAGTTAGTAGTAGTGTTTACTTCTGTAGCTGCATGAGTCATAGCAGAACCAGCTACATAAAATATAAAAAGTAATACTATATAAAATATAATTATCCCCCAAGCAACACTATTGGGTTTAGCTGGTTTCATTTAAGCGGTCCGTTTCCACATATAAACCACAATAAATGGTTGGTAGTTAGCATTAGTAGTAGTACCATTAGTTACTGAGTGAGTGTGAGTATCAGATGTAGTTGAATTATTAGTAAATTGCAACCCGAAAGCTCCTGAAATACTGTTAGCATCTACCATTACGCCACTTGATTCTCCAGTTGCTGGTATATTTCTGTCAGCAGCAGTAGATGAATTTGTTAAACGAACTCTTGATAAACTACCTTGTTTAGTTTGTGCTGCTGTAAGTGCTGTAGCACCAGTAGTTGTATTAACAGCAGGAGAATTAGCACTACCGCCTGTTTCTCCTAGTGTATCTATTAGTGCGTTTCCTGCGTCTAATCCTACTAATACTCGTCCAGTACCATGTGATGCCCATGTACCAAACCCAAGTAAACTACTCGGATTAGTAGATACACCTGCTTGTGTGTAAATAGTACCTACCGGATATAAAGCTAACTTACCTGCTAAAACAGCCGCATCAACGATTGCAGTTATAGAAGCCGTAGTAGGTATTCCAATCCAAGCGCTACCTGCATACTGTTCAGCAGTCGATAAAGTTGAATTATAACGAAGCATACCTACCGCCGGTGTAGGTCTTTGTGCTGTTGTACCAACAGGAAGCGTAATAGAACCCGTACCGCTAAATGTTAAATTGTTTGGAATAGTAGCTGTAGAGGCATTAAAAACAACTGAGTCGCCTGCAGCGTCTCCTAATGTAGTATTACCTGTATTAGTTAGTGTAGTAAAAGCGCCCGTAGTAAAAGCACCCGTACTTGGAGTTCCATTTCCAATAGGACCTGGAGTTGCAAACCTAGCAACAAAACCATTACCCGAAACAGTACCCGAAGCAGATAGAGCACCGAAAGCGCCCGTACCTGTAAAGTAATTGCTCGTCAAAACTACATTTGTTCCATCTTGATAAACAGAGCGAGAGTTACCTGCAGGCACTAAAATGCCTGAACCGCTTGCTGTTTTTACAGTCATTGCACTATTAGAAGCGTTGTTAATAATATAATTTTTACCACCACTAAGCGTAGGAACAACTAAGTTTCCTGTGCCACCACCAGAGCCAGTAAGATTTAGCCGTAAGAACCTGGGGGGTTGAGAAGCATTAGAAGAAGTGTTCCATGCCATTGTATTAGTAGCACCGCCACCAGAAACAGCTACATTTGTAGTGTTAGCAATAGGTTCTTGAAGCGCAAAAGCTAAGTTATTATTAGTTACGGTTCCCCACGTACCTGACTCTTCGCCGGTTCCTATGAGTGCTATTCCTAAATTTGAATAAGTAGTCATTATTTTATCTCTTGTTTTATTTTCCTATTATACCTATGAAGCTATTTTTTCCCAATCAGGAGTTTGTGAGGTGGTAATAGTATTCCAAGCTGGTGTTTGTCCTTCTACTATTACTTGCCAAGCTGGTACTTGAGGAGTAGGAATTACACTCCATACTAATACAACGCCCAATTCACCCGTAGCACTCACTCCCGTTACACTAACATTAGCGTCTGCAGTTACAGTTACAGTACCTAGAGCCGTAGTGCCCTGAACTCCAGTTACACTAACATTTGGAGCTAGAATTATAGCCACAGTTCCTAGAGCCGTAGTGCCCTGAACTCCAGTTACACTAACAGTAACATTAACACCAGATTGAATGTCAGCTATAGCATTTTGACTAAAGGCATTAAAACCTAACATCTAAGCGTCCTTAACTATTTTTTTTGGTTTTAGATTTTATTTTAGCTTGAGCGGTTTTACTAAGTTCTTTTAAATGAAATAATTGTACGCTCGTACGAGTGTGTGCTTTATTAGTGTGTAACGTCCCATCGGACATTTTATGTGTGCTGCCCTTGTGTAAGCTACCGTTTCTTTTGTAGTGCTTAACTCCTTTCATATATTAGTCCTTTAAGCTGGTCTAGTGTTGTTATGTTAGACATAAATAATTAACCCTCTAATGCTGTTATGCGAGCTTCTAACTCTTGTATAGTTTTGGTTAAGATGCTGATAATTTTACTTTGGTCTATTCCTTGTGGTTTTATTCGTGTGGCACTATCACCATCATCATTTATATATGTTTCAGTTGCATCTTTTACACCAGAAACTGCTTCAGGGACTACTGTTTGTAATTCATGTGCAATAAATCCTGAAGTAATTGGTGCTACAGCACCACCACCATCTTCTATTTCAACATCACTAATCCACTTAAATCTACAAGGTTTTAATTTTTTACACTCAGTTGTTGCATCCCAACTATAATTTACATTTTGTTTTAATCTGTAATCAGAGCCTGTTTGAAAAGCAGTTCCACTAGAACTAACAACAATAGCTCCTTTTTGAGTGCCATTTACTCTAAAAGTATGGGTCTCAAAACCACTAGTTGTGTTTGTATTAATAGAGAACGTACCTCCATTGGTAGCATTAAATAGAGTGATTCCAAGTTGATTTCCACTACTACCCGCACCATTGGCATGAAAAGCATAAACACCTTCGTTTACGCCTGGATTTATTTCAATGTAAACTTGACCAGTTCCTCCGTCACTTCCTTGAATTAATATGTTACCATCTGAAACAGGATTACCAAATATGGCATTATTACCACTTCTAGCAATAAATGCAAAACCTGTTCCATCATCAGCAAAATTTACATCTCCGCCTCCTGCATCAAGTGTTATGTCACCTGCTGCATCTATTATGAAGTCATCTGTAGCTGTAATGGTGTCAGCATCAATAGTAAGTTCGTCTACAACAACACCTGCGTTTGCTGTTAATAGACCTGTTACCCCTAAAGTTGATGGTATACTAGAAATGGCTGCACTTGTCCAAGCAGAACCATTAGAAGTTAAAACATTACCAGAAGTGCTAGGTGTTACATAACCTATTACATCATCATTAATCTGTACTCCAAGATTATCTCTTGCTGTACTTACGTTTGCTAAGTCAGATAGGTTACTAGCTTTAGCTAATGCATTGTCTGCCTTAGTTCCTTGTGCTGCTGTGGCGTAAGCACTAGCTGCTGTAGTAGCTGCTGTTCCTAGTCCTAAAGATGTTCTAACTGTAGCACCATTTTCTGCTACCCAAGTAGAACCATTACCAACAATAAAGTTACCATCTGTTTTTGCTAAACCACCTATTGCTGTTAAATCAGCATCATAGGCTTGTACATTAACACCTATCTCTACACCTAAATTATCTCTTGCATCACTTGCAGTTGTAGCTCCTGTACCACCTTTATTTAAAGCAATAGTACTTGCTGACCAAGTTCCCGCTGTTAAAGTACCAACGCCTGTAATCCCGGTGTATGAACCTGAAAGTCGTGCCGCAGGTAAAGTACCACTAGAGATATTAGCTGCATTGGTAGTGTCTGTTGTTGCACTCGTAGCCAACCCTGATATATCCGCAGCGGCTACTTGTTGCCAACTAGGGGCAGCGGCAGCACTTCCGTTACCTTGTTCTTGTAAGTATTTTTTAGTAGTGGTTGTATTCCCTGCAAGTTTAGCTAGTGTTGCACTACCTGAAGCATAAATTAAATCTCCAAGTGTATAAGAAGTTAGTCCCGTACCTGCATTAGCAACACCCAAAGCTCCTGATACTGCGGCAGATTGATTTAATGCAACAGTACCCCATTCAAGTTGTGAACCACCTGAATTAACGACAAGTACTTTATATGCCGCTCCTAGCCCTAGCGCACCCCAAGTATTAGATCCTGTACCATATAATAAATTACCTGTCGCTAATGAACTTAATCCTGTACCACCTTTTGTTGGACCAACAACTCCAGTTAAGGCTATAACTTGTCCTGTTACATTTATTGGTGCTGTTCCTGTATAAACAGGTGTTGCAAAGAATTGAGCAAAAGTTATGTTTGTTGTACCAAAAGTAATTGTCCCTACAGTATTACAAACAAAAGATTGACCTGCTCTAGTATTACCAGAGGTTACAAATACATAGGATCCCTGTCCTAATTTAGTTGGGGTATTTAACCCAAAAGTATTTGCGTCAGTAGACCGAGTTAATATCCAATTTACTGACCCTGAACCTATATTAGTAACAACATAAATACCGTTATGAGCAGCATTAGATTGTTGTTGAACTAAGACTCTATTATTAGCAACTGCTGCAACACTATCTATAACTAATGCGGCTTGGGTTCCACTATTAGTTAAAGTAGCGCCAACACCTGAAGAACCATTTGAATATCCAGCACTTAAAGCTCCAGTTGTTTCTAGTCTCACCGCAGTGTGAATATCTAAGCCCGCAGCAATAGAGTTATCTACATATTGTTTAGTGGTTGCCTGTAAGTTAAGTGTAGGATCTTGATTAAGTAAAACGGTGCTACCAAAAGTAGTTGGGCCAGCAAGAGAAATAGAATTATCAGCAGCCTTAAAAAGCGATCTAGAGGCGGGATAAGTAACAAAAATTTCTTTTGTGCCAGCACCAAAGTTTGTTTTATTATTTGAGTTAGACGAAGTATAGACAGTATCTCTAGTAACAGTACCAGCACCAGAAGAAGAGAATGTACCTAAACCTACTTCCCATTCAGTTGTTGATGCTTCCGTATTAGCGATAGCATAATAAACCGTGCTCCCATTAGTAATTCCCGCAGCAAAAGACTGATACCCAGCAGGTTGAGTACCAAGCGTAATTGTGCCCGTTCCTGTTGTAGTAGTCTCTTGTTTTACTCTATCATTTAAAATGAGCGCCATACTAAATCCTATTAAGCTATACGAACAATTGCATTAGAAGCGTCATTAGCTGGAAATACAACGGTGAAAGTACCAGAGGTTGATATTTTATCTCCACCAAAATCTAATACTGCTACCGCTTTACCTCCGTCTGTGCTGTTATAAATTAGAGCACCTGAAGAAGTAAGAGTAGAATTGGCGAACGTAGCATTAGGACTAAAATCAACAAATGCGGTTGTACCAGTAGAAGTAGGAGTTACATTTGTTAACTGAAACCCTCCAGAAGTATAACCCGCACCTGTTACTTGGTCTGCCCCCATTTGTGAAAAATTAGTTGTAGCCGCACCAAAAGTACCTTGAATAGCTGCTTGGTTTCTAAATAGTGCAATTTTAAATACGTCTGCACCATTAGTAAAATTATGTATACCTGTTAATAGCTCAACTTTAAATGAGGTACACATTGCCTGTGAAATTGCCATAATTAACTTCCTAGTCTAAATGTTTTATTAATGTATTTATTATATAGGCCCTCTACTACCTTTAACAGGAATACGCGCTTGCCCACTTCTATACGCATCTCGTCTGTTTTTGCCTTCACCTAAATTCTGAATTAAGTCCATAGCTTCATTATATCTAGTCATATAGTTAGTAATAGTATCGGCATCAGCCTTCAAGTAAGTAGCCGCTTCCAACAAAGATCCATATAATAGTGTACTATCAAAATTATCCCCAAGCCAGCTAGTACCAGCAGCAACAATGCTTTGAGGATAGTAGTAATAATGAAGCTCAGCAGTGTAAGCAGCGTCTGGCGTAGCTCCAAGTATAAACGTTGTATCATCAAAAATAGCATAGTATTCTGGCTTTTTGCGAAATGTGGCATCAATGTCAGGAAATGATTGCCTAATAAAATTTACGTCTTTATTTAATAGATAAGTATATACATTATTAGAATCTATAACAGCTAAACTAAAAGTAGCTAACCAATCAGAAGGAACATTAAGATATTTGTTTCCCAATGTTATATTTCCCGTTACGTTTTTACGTAGATCAGGTATTTGGACCGAATTAAATATACGCTGTTCCGCCTGTTCTATAAATAGATTAACGTCTACAGTCGGATATTCGTTTTCAGTATAAGATTTAATTGCAGCAACTAATTCTGTGTAGTTCATTGCTTATCCTTATGCCATAGTGCCGCGAGCCATAGTTCCTTTAGTAGCTGCTCCATTACCACGAGTTACTATGCCAGAAGTTTTAACATTCTTTTCTGGGTATCCTGCTGTATTAGGTACAGGTACGTTTTGTGGTTGTGTAAAACCACCTACCATTTTAGGTTTTCTTTCTTGGTTCTGTTTCATTATCTTCTCCTAAGTTGTAGTAACCGTTACGGTTCCTATTTGTCCTTGTGCTAATAAATAATTCTCTAGTCCTTCTAGTTGTAAAGGATTTGAAAACCCTACAGGGCTCCATCCCCATTGTATATCTCTAGAGCTAAAAGGTCCCGCAATAACAAAACTCTTATCAGGTCTAGGATCTTGTATAGCCTGAGGATCGTTAACCGGATACATACCCTGTAAGTTCTGGGGCTGATCTGGGTTCCAACACTCAGGACACGCTAGTATCTGTGTTTTTGTAGTTCTTACAACTAAGCTTTTTAATTTTGTTAGCTTAAATTGAAACCCACAAACATCACAGTCTGCTATCGCATTCTTTTTACTAGCAAAAGCGTTACTCATTAAACCATTCTACCCCTAGTTCTACCTCGTATAGCTATACCATCGCGTTTACATTTTTTAGGTGAGGTTGAACCACCTTTAGAATAGCCTATTTTACCGCCTTTTTTCATATAGCCCATTTTGTTACGTACTTCTGTAGGTAACTTTTTTAGTCCAGGATTAGCGGGTGCTTTTAGTGCTCCGCCAGCTTTCATTTTCTTTTTCTTTTTCTTTTTCTTTTTATTCTCTAGCATAGTCTGTGCTTCACTAGGAGATTGATTAGCTCGTAGTTCTGCTGGTGTCATTTTGTCCATTATTTTTTCGTCAGACTCAGCTTTAGTCATATCACCCTGTGCTTTAGCCTCCCTCTTTGCCTTGCTTGTTTCGCTGTTCTTTCTTGTTATTTTGTCAACGGGGCTTTCATTTTCTTGTTGTTTTTTAAGTTCTTCTTCAGTAAAGTTTCTAAATGTAAATTTAGGCCCTCCTTTTTTCTGCTCTGCCATTTTAATTCTCCTTATACATATGATTGTCTAGGTGTAATAGATAATGTAGCTTTTTCTCTGTCTTCCGTAGAAGCAAGTAGCCACTGCTCTTCATATTCTTGTTTTAAAAATTGTATCTTAGGTCCTGCTTCTGGAATCTTTAGTGATAGATAATAAGCAAGTCCAGCAACCATACAAGGTAAAAACCTAAAGGGTATATGCTGGGTATTAACACCCGTGCCTGCATCGTCAATTCTTTTCAAAAACCAATAAACAAAAGTATAGCTTCCATCGTTCGGGATAGGCCATAAAGTTATTTTAGGTATTGCCGCCTGTCTATCTATATAAACTTGTATAGGACGGCCCGTGTCATTTTTACTTGGTATAGAAGCATAGGTGGGGTTTGATATTCTAGATATAGTTATGTCTGATTGGGTTGTTCCAGTTCCTGTTCTAATAACCTGACTAATAAGGTCAATAGTAGTCGTAGGTAGATCATAAGTTGCCGTCCCTTGAATTAGAGTAATAGCTCCCTGTTCAACAGTCCACAAGTTAATCCCACGATTAGCCCACTCAATAGTTAATAAGTTTAAACTGCGTGTAGCAGTTCTTAGATCATACCCTGTTCTGAGTTCTTTACCACAACGCTCAAACGCTTCTTCTACTAGCAAATTAAGATCTAGGTTAAAATTATGTGTATTTGTTGCTGTCATTATTTCTTACCTTTTCTTTTAAGTGCCGCTACTCTACGAGGTTTACCCGCTGGTTGCCCAAGTCTTTTCTTTTGAGCTATACGCGATCTCTTTTGTGCAGGTGTCATCTCCCCAGATGTTTTTGGGGTTTTAGCAGAAACACGTTTAGAAGGTCTGCAGTAAGGCGTACCACGAGTCTCACCTTTTTTTCTACCACAAGCTTTACCTGTTCTTACGTCTTTCCAGTCTTCTTTAAACCAGCGTTTTAAAGATGCGCCTTTTTTGGTTTTACGAACAGCCATTATTTACCTGCTTTCTTTTTCCTGCATTTAGCAATAGCCCCAGAAGCATAAGCGCTAGGAAAGACTCTATAACTAGCCTTTACTTTTTTATAACAAGCATCTTTAACGCTTTTTTTAACGCTACCCCCAGACTTATAAGCCTTGCGGGAACTAGCTGTAGATGGTCGTGACAAAACCTTACTACAACATTTCTTGGGGTTTATAATTCCCATGCCACGAGAGGCTCTCATACTACTCTACCTCTAGTAAGTCCTGTTTGAGCTATACCATCTATGGGTCTTTTTTTCTTTTTTGGTGCTACATTAACTACCCGTGAACCTGTAACGGGACTACCAACAACAGAAGAACCCGCCACAGTTGCATTTCTCTTGGCTAGTGCTCCGGGTTTTGATCTAGCCCCTTTTTTTAGTTTTGCTACATCTTTTGAAAGAGAACCTAAAGTACGGCTACTAGTTAAAGAAGAGTTTGCCGTACTTGTTTTATCAAGTTTTTTAAGGCTCTGCGCTAGTTGTAATGCCTTTTTTAGTGTCTTAGGGTCTTTAAGTGTGTCAGCAAAACTCATATTCAACTCCTATCTCATTTGACCACGAGTACGCCCGCGTTGAGCTATACCATCTGCTCGTTTAGATGCACTGCTTTGAGCTGAAGACTTATTACCTGAATAAGCTTTCTTCCCCGCAGATGCTTTAGCGCCTTTAGACTCGTTACGACGAGATTTCATTGACTGAGATTTCTTACCCTTTCTTGCACCCAAAGACTCATTAAGTCTATCATTATAGCCCTGCTTTTTAACTTTACCGCCTTTTTTCATCATAGCACGACCGGCTGCGTCGCTCATTTGAGCGCCTGTCATATCTTTTTTATTCATAGCCATAGCACGGCCTTCTTTATCTTTAACAGAACCGCCTTTCTTCATTTTGAGTTCGCTTCTAATACGACTTTTCTCATCACTCAGATTACGACGACCTGAAGCAGTATTAGCGCGTTCTGCGTCTACTCTACCTAGCTCTTCCATTCTGTTTTCACGAGAAGTATTACCACCCGCTTTCATTTTCTTAACCTTACCACCTTTATTCATTCCACCCATAGCAGCGCGTCGTCGTTGAGCTTCCATAGCCATAGCCATTTTTGGATCCATAGCTCGTGCACCTGCAGCATCCGCTACTCCACCACCCATATTATATTTTTTCATCATGCTCTCCTTAGTGTATTCTTTACCCACAGATTGTGGAATACCCGCTTTTTTAGCAAACTTAGGGTTATTAGCCACCGCTTGCATAAGTTTAAGTTGCTTGGCGCTTTTAGCTGGCATTATCTACCAGCCCACCAATATATAACCGTTGTAATTGCACTGCCAATAGCACCACAAAACCACATAGCCATTTTTCTACCGCCCTTTATTTCAGATAACATAGTTTCAATATTATCAACAGCAACTTTTAGATGGCGGATATCTTCTTTCACTTCGTCCATATCTTTTTGCATATGGTCAATAGCTACTGAATGTTCTCCTAGTTCACGTTCGGTACTCATTAGCATTTCCACCTTTTTAATGATGCCGCTTTTCTAGTAGGACGACCTTTAGAATCTTTCATGGGGCCTTTCATACCAGACATTCTTGCACAAAAAGACTTACGGCGAGCCGCATCCTTTTTAGTTTTAGGGTTGGGTGCAGGAGCCTTTAAATTAGCTCCAGTTTTACGATTATATTTAGCACGACCTTTAGCAGTAAGTCCCGCTCCTTTTGAAACGGGGAGTTTTTCGCCTCTTCCTACTGCTAATGATACGCCTTTCTTAGCCTTCTTTTTAGTTGGCATAATTTATCCGCAGAACAGTGTGTAGTCAGTTATACCCGTTGCTATTACTTCCGCAAAATCATTAACCTGACGAGCCGTTAAAATTCCGTCTCCTGGTAACAATAGTTCATTAGTAATAGTAACACCTCCTGGTGTAGCAATACTGAATATAGTATTAATAACGGAAGCAGTACCTATATTTACTACAAGCGTACCTGCGTTTGCACCAGATACTACATAAAATCCTTTAATACGAGCTCTAGGTAGAAACAAATTTCCTATTGTTCCTATGCTTATATTATTTGCCGATGCGGCGCTTGCCGTAATACTACTAATAGATGCAAAGGGTATAGCACCTGTAACAGCTGCGGCATTAGGTCCCGCTATAGTTTCAACTGTACTGCCCCCTGTTATATCGCCTACCTGTCGTCCGGTAATAGTAAAGATAACAGCTCTATCGTCTCCGTTGGAAGTAATAGTCACTAAGTACCCTGCACCTTGCGGCGCGGGATCATTAATAAGTAGTGGGAGCGTAATAGGAGCGTCACCCGTAATAGCTGCTGCGGCTCTGTAAATAGCTGCTCCTACGCTAGGTCTTATTGCCCAAATATCTCCAGTCATAGCCTTCTCCTAAATTAAACTCTAGTTGAGAATGGCGTAGCTGGTGCTGAAGCAGTAGGGAATACTGAAACCCCTTCTACTTTCCAAGCGTTTGCACCAACCGCTGTTAGAGTAAATGTAGAACCCGCGTCTCCGCCTTGAGTAGTACCATTAAATGTAACTGTATTAGCTGTACCAGGAGTCATAAAAAATCCAGCTACACCAGCATCGTTAGCATCATCACAGAAATTAATAGTTCCAAAAATTACATCGGCAACAGCGCCGGTGTTAATAATAAGGTTAGTTGTAATATCAACTAAAACAGTAAATCTAAACTGCATACCTAAATTACTTGTTTGATTAGGATCAGAAGCTCCGCCTTGGCCTTGGCCTGCAGCTGCGTTAGCGCCGGGATTAATTGCATTAATAAGAGGTAAAGTAAATGTACCGCCATCTGCGGTAATGGTAAGTTCTTTACCGGCGTGTCCGGGTGAACCAGTAGTTGCTGGTAATACGCCAGGAGCTGAAACTGCTATAGGAAGTGCGGTTAGAGCAAGAGTGCCGCCAGTTAAAGCTGCGGTTGCATCAATTGCGTTATTGAAACCAGACTCAACAAAACCCCCAAGGGATCTGACAGGACCGGAAAAAGTGGTTATAGCCATTGTATTTCTCCATACAAAGATAAAGCTTATTAGTCGTGTATGCGTCTGCCGGGGCAGTCTAATAAGCCGGATTTTCCCGGAATAATTAAATACTACACTTATTAAAATGATTATACAACAGAAAAAGAAAAACCCTGGTGGAGGATGACACCAGGGTTTTCCGCCGAGCCAGTACTACTTACGCAGCACCTTGAGAACCCCACATACCTAGTGGGTCAGACCAACCAAATGAGTAACGTTCACGAGCTTTGTAACGTACATTGCCTGTGTCGAAGTCTCCGTCCATAGAAGTAGTAAGCGGAGTTCTTTCGAAGTGCTTCATACCATTAGGAACATCAGTTGTTAGGAAATAAGCATCACCATCCGTTAGGAAGTGGTTTACTGTATAACCTTGAGCAATTACACCATTAGTGCGTAATGCGTTGATGTCGTTATCGGCAGTTGCTGTACGCAGCTGTGTATCCAATAAACGAGTTGCAACGAATTGTAACGCGGGTGGAATTACTAGTTTCTGTGGTTTAGCTGCTATTAACAGTCCACGCTCATCAGTCCAAGCTGCAATTTGAATGGTCGCGTTTTCTAACGAGGTTTCATTCAAGTCTGTAGCTACTGCTTGAGTGTTGCTGTTTACACCACCAGAAACAAGGGGGTGGTTAGCATTGAACAATGATACGCCATCGCCACCGAGGAAAGCTGCGTTGAAGCCGTTGTTTAAAACGTTGGCTGCGCGAACTTGCTTAGTGTTGGCCATTGAACGGGCAAGAGCTTTAGTATAACGAGCTGATAGAGAATCATATAGATTATCTTCAACTGCTTCTTCAGTCAGACTGAATCCTAAAGCAATAGTTACGTGGTTGTAACGAGCCGTGAAAGCTTCTTGTGCATTATCATATGCAATAGCTGCACCTTCACTTTTAAGTGGGGCGGCAGCGAAGCCTGCTAGTTTAGTTTCTTCTTCAAAACTTCTGTCAGATGACTCAGTTTCGTAGATTTCTTTGTGTTCCTCTCCATAACGCGCATATTCTAGACCGAATAAAGCATTTAGGCCAGGGAGTAACTCTTTTAAGAGTTGAGCTCTTGAAATCGCCATGATTTATTCTCCTTAGATACCGGTTGAGTTGGTATATGAATGAATGTCAGCATTAAACTTACAGATTAAATCTGTAAACGCATCACCAACTGTGGAGGTAGGACCATCAACAAAATCAACCAGTCTAAACCCAAAACCTGCTGTAACAGCAAAGTCTGCAGCTATACAAGCGGCTGTTGTAGAGTTACCTGATATGGCTGTTCCGGTTTGAGGAGCTTGAAAATGAAAATTCTCTCCAAGTTCTGCCTGAACAATCGGTCCTGCTGCTTGTATTTGAAACAAAGCATTGGGATCGTCAACAACATAAGCTAGTGCATCTGTTGCCGCATTACCTGGCCAGTACTGATTAAAAGTTAATACCCCTGTGACAGGATCTGAGTAAGTACATCCTACAAATACTCCAACTACTCCAGCACCAAACGCTGCAGCTGTACCACCGGCGCCGCCCGAATCACCATCATTCGGGTTTACTATAACGGTTCCACCTGCTGTTAAGTTAACAACTTGGCCGTTAAATATCGAAGTTGCGTTAGCAACCGCTGCGGTAGTAATAGGGAGTAAGCGAGTAGATCCCGCGTAAGGCGTACCACCAATGTGGTTTACGGCTTTAAGTCCGTAAGGACCTGCAACTGTAGCCATTTTAATTCTCCATTAATTTAATTTATTTTCGACCTCTTCCAAAAGTTTCTGAACCCTCAGCAAATTTCGGCATACGTGAGTCATTTTGGCTACTCAAGTAAGATGCGTCCACTGCATCAGTCTGGGCTTTAGTTTTCTTATCTATATAAGCCTGACGTTGATCCATTACTTCTTTCGGGGCCTTACATAGTAGTAAGCCACCAATTTCAATATTATCTTTATATCGGCCTTGGTCTAGCGCCATACCACCAACTTTAAGTTCTGGGTGTTCTCCTTTTGCTACAGGTTCCCAGCCCTCGCGCATTTTCGAGGAAACGTTCATGTTGTCTGGTTCGTTTAGTAAAGATACTCTAATCCAACGATACACATACCCTGGCTTCTGAACAAATTCAGGTAATAATGCCGCAGGCTGCCACATCGCTTCTTTTACAGGATCTTCTCTTACATCGACCTCGCGGTCAGCTCGATTAACTTTAACTTTAACCTTATCCATTTGCGTTCTCCGATTTTATAAGTTCTCTTGCATATTGCTCCGGTGTTAACTTAAACTTTTTAGCCAAGGCTATCTGAGTTTTAGTTAGTCGTACTTTTTTAGGCGCGGTACTTCGCGTAGCCGGTGCAACAACATTAGAAGGTTTGCGTTGGGCGGGTTTAACCTCTACCAACGAATTATCCCCAAAGTTCTCAGGGAATCGCTTTTGCATAGTATCGTCGATACTACGGTAATAAATGTCAGAAGTGGGGTTGACTCCATTTTTGACAAGCTTTTCGTGTACACCCAATGCAAGACTTGTCATCTCATCATCTTTACCAAACCAAGGATTTGCTTCTTGCCACGCTTTTGCTTTAGCGTCAGGAGGCGTAACTTTAGGTTTAGGGGCATTTTGTTCAAAATCTACACTATTCTCAGGCGCTTGTACAGCTTTATACTGTGGTTTTCTTTCAAGACTAGAAGATAGTTTATATTGTGCCTCAGTCATTCTAGATTGAGCCTCAATAACCTTATCCGTATCTCCAACATCATAGGCTTCTCGATAATCTCGTTTAGCTAATGTTAGATCTTTTTCGTGTGCGTCTTTAATTGCCTTTAAATAATCTTCTTCGCCGCTACTAAGAGTAGACTTTAGCTTTTTATTTTCTTCTGCAATACTTCTTGCGAACCTAATAGCTTCTTCTCTCTCTCTATCTGCAGACTCTTTAGCACGTCTTTCGTCGTGATAGACTTTTTTAAGTTGTGCCATACGTTGTTTAACGCGCTCAGAATAATCATCTAAGGTATCGTTTTCCAACTGCTCAACAATTTCGTCTGGTAGTGGGTCCTTTCCTCGATCAACCGGAGGAGTATCATCCTCCTCTTCAATCTCAAACTCAGGCGCAGGTTCATTAGGCTTCTCCTGAACTACACGCTCAACATCAGCAGTAGATTTTTCAAGTTTAGCTTCTTTACCCGGATCTAAGTTTACCTCTACTTCTTCACCTTCGAGCTCAAGCTCATCCGGTATCTCATTTACTATCTTAGTCATTATCATCATCTCCGATGGTTGCACCAACAAATAAGTTGGTGTTTCGATTGCCTTTAGATAAATTCCAATACTGTGGAACTACCTGAAGGTTTGAGAGGCCGTGTCTGCCTCCTTTGCTCAATGGCACAATATGATCTACGTGCCACTTAAACCCAAAAACCTCTTCGCGTAACTTAGCTAAAGAGTAAAGTTCTATTAACATCCATCTATCGTCTGCTGTATGAATATCATTTACTTTATTTTTTGTTGCCATTCTTGTTGCTTTATAACAATTTACTTTTTCTGGATTAGCTTTTTTCCAAGCGCTTACACGCATTCGTTCTTGTTTAGCGTGTTTTTGGTAATAGATTTTTTGACTCTCTAATACCTTTTCTGAATTAGCCTCTTTCCAAGCTTTTCTCCAGTTATAAGCTTTCTTTCGGTTAGCTTTATAATAAGCTATTCGACTTGCTACAGACTTCCAGCCCGACAACGTTAGGCTCTCTCGTAGCCACGAGGATCAGAGACCACAGCTTCTACAGTATCATCATTAATAATACGAAACTCTTTGCCATGAATTTTTATGCGTGTACCAGAGTAAGCGCGAGTAATAACAAAGTCGCCTTCTTTACACCAAGCACCCGTAGGAAATCTTTCTTCATCTTTGTAAGCCAGATCTCCTAGTTTCATTACAAAAAGAACAACAGTAGAATGTTCTTCAATTCTTTTTACGCCGTCTGATTTTAAAACACCACTACCCTCATAAGCATCCTCAACTTCTGGGACAGCACACAATATACGGTAGCCTCTAACTTGAGGTAACACTTTGCTAAGGTTCTCTACGGCTTCTTTTTTAGTTTTAACTTCGGCTTTGGGTTTTATGGGAACACCTGAAGCAGATACAATAGCTTTATCGGCAGTAGCTATATTATTCATGCGCTATCTCCTTTACTAACTACTGAGTCAGTTGGGCTAGTTTCAAAATCATCTTCGCCTTTATTTATAGCTGTAATAATTTCAGATAGATAACTCTGAACTATAAGATACCCACGGACTTCGCCGCAAGCGTGTTGATAGCCACCATAATCTTTAGCCGTTCCCGCACTAAGATTTTCTTGGATTGTTTTTCTTCTTTCTTCTATTTGCGCTGATAAGTTCATTAGCGTTTCTATCATTTTGCATTCCTCTAGTTGGTTTTAAATTAATTACTCATCTTGTTGAATTTCTGTATCTTCTACTTTAGTTTCGCTACGTAATCTTTGTTCTTCTGCGCGTAGTTGCATATCAAGATCTTTACTTAAACCTTGAGCGCCTAACTCGGCACTTTTTAATACGGCTTTAGCGCGATTATTTTCTTGTTCCATTTGCGCGTCAGCACCAATCTTAGCGCCTGCTATTGATTCTTGTGATTCTATTCTTTGTTTTTCCAACATTAAATCTCGTTCAAACCCAGACTCCATTTTGTATTTATCAAACTCTAACTTAGCTTTATCAAGTTCAATATCTGCCATAGTTTTTTGAGCTTTAACTTGAATTTCTTGTTGTTTAATCTGAAGCTCTGCTTGTTGCATTTGTACCAGTGGATCTTGTTGTTGCTGTTGCGCTTGTTCCTGTTGAGTTTCTGCTTGGCCTTTCTGTAGTAGTTGTTGACCAGCACGAGCCACTAGACGAGATAGTTCTACTTCTACATCTTCTGGTAATACTTCATCAGGAGCTGGGAGTGGAACACCAAGTTGTTCTTCTATTTGTTTGCGATATTCAAATGCTATATGTTCGGCTATATGAGCCTCCATCGCTGCTGTGATTGCATTAGCTTTAGTACTCTGTCCTATCATCTGTGTAATCTTAGGATCTTGTATAAATGACATGTGTGTAATAATGTGAGCTTCCTGATCTTGGTATATAAATGCTTTAACGGGTTTACCATTAATGATATTCATATTCTCTGTAACAGGGTTTGCTTCTTTTACATCATCTTCATCAGGTATAAGCTTATCTATATTTTTAACGCCTAACACTTCTAGCATCTGACGGTTAAGTACAGGTAAGTCGTAGATGTCTGGGTTAGATTGTGCAAGCTGCATGACGGCTTGATACTGTACTACCTTCTGCGCCATAGTTGCGGCGTTAGGATCAGCAACAGGTATTAAGTTAACCTTATTATAGTCTTCTTGTTTAGCACCTGGAGTGCCTGTCGCTGGATCATATTGATAGTCTGGATCAGTATAATCACGAATAATATCTTTAAGTAACGTAAACTCTTTTTTCATAGAGTAGTAAATCCGCGCATTAACGGCAGACATTACTTTAAGTGTTCTTTCTAAGATAGCAAGCGTTGTACCTACAGGAGAGTTAGCTGACATATCTGATACTTTCATATCAGCAGCACTAGCAAACCTACGACCTTCCTCAATAATCTTATCCATCAACTGTGCAAGAACCTGACTGGGCTCTTTATAAGGAAGCGGCATTAAGTTATCGCGTATTGTTCCTGAAGGAGCATCTACATCTCTCCACTCACCTGGACCTATAGGCGTGTCATCTCCTTTGATTCTTAGTCCTCTAGCTTTAAATCCACCGGGCAGGTTAGAGAGTGTACCAGCATCAACAAGCTGCCGAAGTAGCATAGTCCCCGATTTAGCAAACCCCCCGATGAGATGAATTAAGCCGAAACAATAAAAACCAAATCCAGGAATGTAACCATAGTGAACGAAGTGTTGTCTACGTGTTTTTAGGTTATCTTCTTGTTTCCAATTACGGCGAATAGCTAGAATCTCCGTTGTACCTTTATCTATGGTTACAACATAAGGTAGTGCAATCCCTGTCTTCTTACCATCATCTTCGTCTTCGTGTCCTTCTAGATCAAGATCAACATTCATTTCTAAGATTTTATAGCGATCATCATTGGTCGCATCAAAACCCATTTGTTCTGCTATCTTCTTCTCTACTTCATCTAGATCATAGCCAGGATCTCCTAGCTCAACGTCACGATAGAAGCCTATATGTTGAAGGTTGTGTAATTCTTGTTTAGTTTTTCGCATTACATGAGTAACACGCTCTGCGGTCTCTAGGTTAGAGGCTCCGTAGGGCACTACCATGTCCTCTGCAGCGACAAATACAGATACCTGACGCTCTAGGCTAGGGTCATAATAAACCTTCTTAAATGCGTTCCCTGCGAGTCCTAGACCCCATAACATTCTTTCGTGCTCTGGACGATACTCAGGCATCTTATCCATAAGCTGGTAGTTCATATTTTCTTGTACACGAGCAGCAGATTCTAAACACTCTGGCGTTTCTTTGCCAATAATAGAAGTCTTAACCGGCCCCGCTGCTGGGAACGTCTCCATCATAGTTTCTGCTTGGAACTTAACGAGTGCTTCAGATAGGAGTGGGTGATATACAGCGCAAGCCCCTTCCCAAGGCTCACTTCTTTGTTCTATTTTAAGACCTAGTAATTCAAGACCATCAACATAAGTTTCTAACCAATCTTTTCTTGAGTTAATGTCGTTAGAGAAATCCTCTAGTAGGTCAGAGGATAGTTCAGCAAGATATTGTTCAGAACAGTCTTCTGCTAGGTTATCTGCAAAGGCATCTTCGTCTATTGCATTAGGGTCGATCACTATCTCTTTATCACCTATTCTTAGGGTAACTTCTTCGGGATCAACAATTTCAATTTCAATAGCGGTTTCTTCTGCACCTAGCTCCTCCATTCCTTTAGGTGCTTCATATAGTCCTTTGTCAATATCTGCCATTAGTTTTTCCTTGTTTATAACGCATATAGTCTTTTTCGCCCACGACTTCTGAACATTTGTTTTTCTTCTTCTTCGTCGTTTGGTAATCTAATAAATCCGCCCTGCCTAAATCTAGCAAGTGCTAAAGTAGTGGAGTCCACTAAGTCATCGTTGGCCCCACTAGGAAAATCGTTACATTCTTCTATAACCTCATGTGCCCAGCGTCTATCTGGGGCCCATACTACCCCCCCATGAAACAAATCAGAGACGGCATTTACCCTACTTATTTTATCTTGTCCTTTACCCGGTGTAAACTCACCAACGGGGATACCCATTCGTCTAAATTCTTGGTATAAAGCCGCGCCATTAGATTTTTTCTCTACAATAAACGCATCAGGCTCCCATTCACGGTACTCTTCTAGGCACATTTGCTTTAATTCAGGAAACTCTAGCCGCTGTTTAACCGAATTGAGTAAAATAATGTTGTGGTTGTTAACTTCTTCATTATAGAAGACACCCCAAGTGGTTAATGCGTTGTAATCTGCCCTATTATTAGCTTCCTGAGCCGCATCTAGCGTCATTATTATAAATTCACAGGGGGGTGGTTCATCTTCTTCCCAAATATTCCACCATTCCCGCTTGATTAATGCCCCTTCTTCTGATACTGGGTTCTGCATATACTGCGCGTTCCAATATCTTATGTCAATTGAAGCTCTTCTAGACTGTAGTTCTTCTATAGGCCAAAAATCTGGCCATAATGACACCTCTTCTCCATCTTTATCTTCTAAAATCGCAGGGAACTCTACAACTTCCCAGTCATCTACGTCATCATTCTTTACCATCTGGTTAACTATCTGTCCTGTCAGGTCTAATTTAGACCATCGAGTCATAACAACAATAATAGCACCGCCAGGCATAAGACGCTGTAACGGACCAGACTGAAACCATTCCCATGCAGGGAGAAAGACATCAGATTTGCCAAGCTTTGCATCTTGTTCTGAGTGGGGATCGTCAATAATGAATAAGTCGGCGCCCCTACCAGCCAAAGCACCACCAACACCAATTGCAAAATACTCCCCATTGAAGTTAGTACCCCAACGAGAAGCGGATTTGCTGTCTGCTTGAAGTGATACATTCGGGAATATGTCTTTGTACGGATCAGAACCAACCAAATTTCGAACCCTACGACCGAAGTTAACAGCCAGATCTGCAGTATGCGAAGCCATGATAACCTTTTTCGCAGGGTGTTTACCCAAAAACCACGCGGGAGCCAAGTATGATATAAGTTCTGACTTCCCGTGACGAGGCGCGATGTTAACAATAACCCTTTTTCTTTTACCTTCAGCAATCTCTTCAAACAATTTAGCCAGTCTTGCATGGTGTGCTCCTATTTTATAATCAGGATAGACGTGTTTGATAAAATCTAAAAAGTTTTCTTTACCCTGTGTTTG